CGCTGTTTGCGACCAGGTCCCAGTTGGAGCCTGTTGCAATCTCGGTGTCGGTTGGCGACTTGCCGCCGTTGGCCGTGTCCCAGGTGTAACCCTTCAGGCCCAGGCCAAAGGTGTAGTCCGCCTGCATCGTGGTTTCGATGCGCAGCTTGCCATTGGAGGTCTGCACATTGGTGATCAGGTCAGAACCATCGGACACCACTGCTGCACCGCTCACCAGCGACAGCACCTTCTCCTTGTCAGGAGTGCCAGCAGTAAACAGGGCAGGCGCATCCGTCACGATGACGGCCTTGCCCAGAATGTCCACGATGGTCACGCCTTGGAACTGGAACAGATGATTTGCGTTGGCCAGGTTCTGACCGATCAGCTTGTGGTACATCGCACCGGTCATTACTTGCGCGATGATGCGGGCCGAGGCGTCGCCGAACTTGGCATGCGCGCCATTGATGGCCACATAGGTCACGCCAGCGGTCGCGGACACATCGTTGACAGCACCAGCCTGGTTGCCGATGGCTGCGGCCAGGGCAGCAATGGCAGTGTTCAACTGGTCGGACATGATCGCTTCCGACAGGTTGCGGGAGATGACCTCCAGCGCTTCCTCGGGCGACTTCTGGATCCAGCTCAGCTGGCTGGGCTCGAACAGCACCGGGCCGAAGCCGCCAGCGATTTTCACGCTGTCGTACTGCTTCTGTGCCAGAGGCGTTGCAGCCTGAGCGCCATTGGCGGCGTAGCGGTCAACACGGCGCTGGGCGCTGTGCACGCCGGCCCAGAACGATTCCTGCAGGAAGTCGCCGTCGATACCTTGGGTGGTCAGCTGGATTGCACCAGCGGATGCGGCATTGAACTTGGCCACGTCTTGAGCCAGGGTTTCAATGGTTGCGCTCTTGAGGTACTCGTTGAATACCTTCATATCGGACAAAGCCATAGCTTGCCTTTCTGCCTGTTATCAGGCCTTGGAAGTGAGTTTCTTGATTGCGGCCACTCGCTCGGCTTTGCTGCCGCCAAAGTTGCCAGATTGATTGCCACCGCCGCCACCCGAGCCGGGAGCGCCAGAGCCACGCGTTGCGGGCCAGAAGTACGGAGCGCTCTCGCGAATGGATTCAGCCCACTCTTGAGTCGTCAGCGGCTTCTTACCGTCCTTGCCCAGCATGACCTCTTCACCGTTCATTGCCACCACATCGCCATCGTCGTTCAGCACCCAGGTGCCAATACCACGGCGCACAACGTCGTCCAACGCTTCAGGCAAGGCACCAGCGCGGGCAGCTGCGTCACGCAGCACGGCTTGCAGGGTGCGGTCGGCCAGCTTTGCGGCTTTGCCTTCTGCCTTGGTGCGGCTGTCGGCTTCGGCTTGCAGCTTCTTGTCGTAGTCAGCTTGCATGCGCTCGGTGCGCTTCTTGACCACTTCATCGAGCTTGCCGGCGGCAATCAGCTTGGCGTCTTCGTCGGTTTCCAGGTGCTGCAGCAGTGCTTGGATTTCTTCGGGCGTCTTGCCCAGGGCCTTCCAGGCGCTGACCTGCTTGCTGGCATCCTTTGCTGCCTGGCGCTCCTTATCGAGCGCAGACTTGAGGCCTGCCGGGTCTTCGTAGCCATCCAGATCAAGGCGGAACTTCCCGTCCACTTCCTTGTACAGATCGCGCACGTTTTCAGGAACCAAGTCGAGCGAATCGACGGTGAGTTTCAAAGTCATGTTGGTTTCGCCAATCTCTGGCGCAGTTGAATACACCCGTCTCGGGCATGAAAAAGGCCGCTGAGCATCACGCCGAGCGGCCACGAAAAAACCCGCCGAGATTGCTCAGGGCGGGCTTAAATCAAAAAGTACTATGCGCGTTCTACATCCTGGAACAAGAACATCAACCCAGATAGCTCCTGAGCTAATTCTTTCGCCCTGAGGGCGCTCCCCGGATATCTGCTGGTCAGATTCCGCATGTGTTCAGAGAAAGGCCCAGTCAGCTGTACATACATTTCCGGCCAACCAGTAGGCATAATTTCCAAAGCCTTTTCCGCTTCTCTGGATTTGATCCTTGCATGTAAACACGGATCTCGTGCATCCACCGTGAAGAAGCGGATTGCGTCATCCACGGTCTTCATTTGACGACTTCCGGTTTGGGCTTCCTTGGCTTCCGCTCCTTAAACACCCTGGGCGTCTGCGGCATCATCGGCGACCACACGCCCATCTTGTCGCAGTGGTAGCAGATGCGGTCATCGCACACAATGCCCCGCCTGTAACGGCCATTCTCATCGATGCTCGCCCCGGTCGTGGTCGTCATAACCGTGCGGCTGCCGCACTTTGCGCACTGCAACACGCCTGGTGGTGGTTTGATTCCCTTGACGCCGCTCAGCAGCTTCTCTGCCGGCGTCTGCTCTCGGGGCGGTACGATGGATAGTTTGGTCACCGGCCAAGTCTACTCAAAGACCAGCCAATTCAAAAGCCCGCTTGTCCCGCTGCCGAAGCTCATCCAGGGTCAGAAACACGCCCTTGTGAGAGTACATGTCCGCCAGATCCAGTTTTCCGTCACGCATAAGTCGCGCTCTGGTTTGACCTAGCACCTCATCCTGGCGCGCTGCAGACTGCTTCTTGAGCCAGTCCCCATAGGTCGTGTCGGGTGGCACCTGGCCGTCCATGCTCGCCCTGCTCTTGTTGCGCAGCTCCAGGTCCGGAAGGTCAATTCCTAGCTCCTTATTGGACTTCACCACAGGGATGGACGCTGAGCGGCAGCGCCAGTGCAACCTTCCAGGACCAGCGCCCCAGGGGATCTCATGCCCAATCGGCTTGTGCGTTTCCGGCGTGTACAGCTTCCCGTCGCGGATCCGGCATTGCGGCGTTGTCCGCAGATCCAGGGTCGCAGACCACTTCAAGAACTTGAGCACATCGGAGTTCTTCGCATAGAAGGCGTCGTGGGCGTTCCCGGCTGTGTGAGCAATGGCGGTTCTAACCACCGCCTCAACATCGCGTCGGGACTTCTCCAGCAGTCCATCAGTGAAGCCCTTTGCCTTGGTGCCGCGCAGCTCGCGAATGATCGCGTCTGTCGTTTTCCCCTCAAGGTATCCTTGCGCGATGGCCTGGCGCACCGATTTGAACTGCTGGGCTGTCAGATCCTTCCAAACCTCTTTGAGCAGGACCCCTTGGAATGGCCTGGACATAGCGGCCGAGTAAACCGCATTGGTGGACACTGAGGCAACATGCACCAGAGTTGGCGTGTTGGCCAGCAGCATCTGGTGCAGGTAGGCAGTCTCGTAGTCCACAAACTGCTTGAGTTCGTCCAGCAGCTTTTGTCCTGCCTCAGCATTCCCCGCAGCGATGATCGTCCGCACGCTGGCCAGCATCGAAGCCAGGCGCTCGGCCTTGAACGTGATCGGGTCCACATCCGACAGGATCGAGATCAACTCGTCCAGCATCCGCTTGTCCGACCGGTTCAGAATGGCCATGATCCGGCT